CAAGGATATTCTTGGCAACAGAAATTGTGCGAAGACGATTACCTTTCTTTACAAGGATAGAGTTGTTGATTCCTGCAAAGTTTTTCAGAATGGACAGAGTTGAGTCACTGAGTTTCATGGTGCGTTCACGTAATTTCATGGTCATTGGTTGTAATTTTCTTTCGCAGCATTCTTATCATTGAAATGCATCAGAAGAACAGCATAATGCAGAATCTTCATAATGTCACGTCGTGCAGTGCCTTTCCTATCATAACGAGAAGCATACTTAAGAATATTAGATCGACAAAATGCCTCACCATCACCACAAGCTTCAATCAAATCCAGTGTTTGGATTTTATCATCACCAGCAGAATAGTGCTGATCATATGTTCTAACAATATAGTCAGTTAGTTCCTTTAGAATTTTTTCTTCACTATACTTATATCTACTATTTTTAGACATGTTTAAATTAATGTGATCATTACCTTCGGCACCAAGAGTGAGAGTGCCTGGGTTCAAAGTGTTTTCATCCATTTTCAAAATTTCATCATAGAGCATGGACCAAGAATTAGTCATAGTTTATTATATCAGGTAATCTCCTGATCGTCAATTGGCATTTGGAAATCTGCATCCACTTTATCATACAATTCTAGGAATGCTTGTTTGGTTTCATCATCAAAACGATTCACACAAACTTGGATTGCCTTTTCTTTCTTACCAAAGATTGAATATGCATGGATAATGTGAACCAATCTACGAGTGCTAATAATTTCTTCAATACCACCATCATAGAAGGTCTTACGGATAATGTCAGCCCAATCTACGAGTCTCCTACAGAAGTCTTCATCGTGTTTACCAACAGAAGCAGCAACACCCAAGAGAATCCTTATCTCATTAGAAGGAGTGGGATACTCTTGCTCAAAAGTTACAGGAAATCTCTCCAGGAAGGCTTCATTAAGCACGTTAGTTCCAATGAATCGTCCATCGTCGCTACCTTTACCTTTAGTGTTTGCTGTGGCGATGACGTTGAAACCAACGACAGGTTCAATCCATCTTCCGATTTTTTTAAGGAATACTCCTTTCCCTTCAAGAATTGACTGGAGACAGAGAATCTTATTAGAAGCGAGGTCGATCTCATCAAGGAGCAAGATAGCTCCTCGTTCAAGTGCTTCGATGACCGGGCCATTGTGCCAGACGGTGTTGCCATTAACAAGGCGAAAACCGCCAATAAGATCATCTTCATCAGTTTCAATAGTAATGTTTACGCGGATAAGTTCTCGTTTTGTTTGAGCACATGCTTGCTCCACTGAAAGAGTTTTACCATTACCCGAGAGTCCAGTAATAAATGTCGGATAAAAAAGATTGGACTGAATGATTTTTTTAAGATCACTAAAGTTACCAAACTGGACGAAAGTATCATCTTTCCGAGGAATAAGGTTTTGTTCAATGGCAGGCAATGCTGCAGGAGAACTGTAAGATACTTCCAATTCATCCATGGTTTCCTTTGTCAATTCAAGATTCCATTTACCACGACCAACTTTACACCCAGAAAGTTTTTTAGTTACAGTTTGATAATTAGAATCATTCATCATACACCATGCACGAATGTCGGCAGAAGTTACAGACTCACCATACAAACTTTGAAGAGAAGTGCGGATGTAGTCGGTGGTCAGAGACATTGGTTGTTTTGTTTGACTGAAGTTATTATAGACGGAAATTGCTTTGAATTTCATTTAACAGACACTTAATAAAGTGTCCATGGTCATGTAATTAAAGAGATAAACTCGCCAAGAATTTTCTTATTCATTTTTTTAGAATTGAGAGATTTTACAAACGCACTCTTAATTTGAGTTTTGGTTGCGTCTTCATTCACTTCAAATTCATCATCACTATTTAAAGCAGAAGATGATAAACCAAAATAACTGTGATATCCAGAAGTTTTAATTGTAAAAGATTTTCTTTTTTTCCATACACTTTCCATTTTACGATATTCCTCAGAATAAAATTTGTAATACTTACGCATAAAACATTTGGCATCACGAGATTGAAGAATACGAATACCGATGAAATTTATATCAACAAAACTATCCCTTAGGTTGTGAAGAAGAACATCGGTCATTTCATCCCATTCATCACTAAAGGTATATGTGTTTCCAGTTTTCCTATCTCTCAAAACGCACCTGTGCCCGATATTACCAGTTCCAAGAAAAGGACCATCAACATATCCGCGATCAATCTCACGATGATATCTTAAGGAACATCCTTCCCCATCAGTCAAAACGACACACTGAACTTTTTGAAGTTTATGTTCTTCTCTAAATTTTGGCAGAATTTGATGAAGAGAAATCATTGCCTCATTCAAAGGAGTGCCAGAAAGTCCTAAACCAACAGGAGGTCTAAAAGAACAGTGATACTCATGACTGTATGCAATTCTAAAAATATTTTTCATTTGCTCATCCAAAACTTTTCCATTGACCTTACTGGTAAGAAAATTCATCATAGAAAACCACTCAGGAACATAGATAAGACCAGGTTTTTTCTTATAAGAAATTTCTCTACTACCGGTCACCTCATCCATTAAAGGATAATCGCTGGTGAATGCATATACTTCAAATGGAATATTTACTTTTTTACAAAACCAAACCAGATTAAAAAGTTGTTTCATGGTGTCAAGTAAGACATTACCCATAGAACCACTCCAATCCAGAACAAATACCAGACCATGATTTTTACCATCGGGAATGGTAGTAATTTTTTTAAAAAGGTCTTCGTTATATTTGTAGGTATGAAGCTTGGAACAATCTAAAACACCAGTGCGAGATGTGGAAGAACGAGAATAAGCATCTGCTGCTTTCTTACATTCAAACTCCTTTACCAAATAACTAACTTCTTTCTGAGCAGAACGTTTGAATTTGGAATATTGTAGATCAACCTTAGGAATATTGAAACTTAATGGAAATGATTTTCCATATTCACTTTCGTTTTCAATATAAGATTTCCAATTCTCGGCACAAAGTTCATGAATCTCGGAATTAGGAACGACAACTTTTTTTAAGTCAAGTTTAGGAAACTCCAAATAGACATTTTCAAATCCACTATGATCTATAAGTTGTTTAAGTGCATCTTCTAGATTACTTGCAGTAGAGACTTCTGGTTCATCACCTAAAGTTTCATTACCAACGTCTCCTCCCTTCTGTTCATATGAAGGAGTTTCTAAGTCTGCCGAATCTCCCTCCTCAGAATCTCCGGATTCAGATTCTTCAGTAGAATCTCCATCATCGGATTGGTGACTATTTTGAGTATCAATATTAGTATCTTGCTCCTTTTCTTGCTCTCTTTTACAAAATTTATACAGAACCTCTGCTGCAAATAAAGTGTCATCAAAATCCTCACAACCATCAATTATACGAATGATTGTCATCTCCTCTTCAGTAAAAGAAATGTTTGTAAAATTACCAATCTTAAAATATAGATTTGCTTTGTCAGCAAGATTCATAAGATTGACATTTTCATTAGCAATCTGAAAAAAATCTTGATCGGCAAGTTCCTGATAACCACGATAGAATGTCTTGCCAATACCTGCATACCTACGTTTTATAAGTTTTTCAATGCGGACATCTTCAACCACATTCACAAACTGTGGAGGAATTTGTAATTCTATAAACCAATCTCTATCAGGTGTATAAAGTGCATGTCCCACCTCATGACCCACTAGCATATCATAAACACTATTACTTGCCTTTTCCCACATTGGAAGCGTCAGAACCCGAGTATGGACGTTGAAGCAAGCAGTTTCAACTTTCTTGTGCTCCACAATCAAATCTTCGGTTGCCAGTAGTTTGGCCAGTTGAGATTTAATCTCGTGGGAAACGGTCATTGAAGTTCGTTCGTATGGACTCATAATACAACGAAACCCGCTTCTTGAACGGGTTCATGTGACACTTCTTAAATTGTCTGAGTGCTTCCTTACGTGCTCTCATCGCTTGTGGTTTGAGAGTGCGTTTCTGTTCTTTCTTGGAGTGATGTTGCCAATTAGGTGTTGTCATCAGAAATACCTTTGATACGTTTCCAGTTATTATACATGGATTGAAGTCTCCAAGAAGATGCCAGACTATCTGGTCCGTTTTTGAGAAGTTCCATTTCCCTCAAAGACAGTTTCTTCATCTTCTTATATTCTTCTCTCCAGTTCATAATACCTTTTTACTGAACCCCTTTATCTTATCAAATTTTATAACATTGTCAAACTTGTCATGCAAATCTGATTTATGAGATATTACAAAAATGTTAGCACCCTTAATTACATATTTAATAATTTTAAGAAATTCTTCTGTGCCAAATCCATCAAGTGAAGAATCAAATACTTCATCCATAATTAAAAGATTTGTATTGACAGAATTCTTAACACGGGCAACTTCTCTCCATGTGAAAAGAAGTGCTAGGTCAATTCTCATTTTCTCACCCTCACTGAAAGAAGCATAAGAAAAATCTTCATGAATTGGTGACTTTACCGTTTCATTAAATTCGCCATCCAAATTAAAGTTGATGTAGAAGTCCATCATCTGCAGATAACGATTTACCTGTTGATTAATGAAAGGAAGATATTTTTTAATAATCTTCGTTTTTACACCGTCATCTTTGAGCAGTGAATATGCAAAGTCATAATTTGACATCTCAATCCGTTTATCGGATAAGTTTTCAATTGTATTTTGGAGGGTTACTTTAAACTCTGCTAACTTCTCATGTTCAGTATTTCTATTTGCAACTTGCTCGGTAAGTCTCTGAACTTCCGATTCCAGATCTCGGATTTGTCGTTGACATCCAGATACTCTAGTATTGTTTTGAGAAATGCCATTATTGAGTTTAGTAATCTCCTTAGATAGTGAGTTAAATTGACGTTCTTTTTCTTGTTCAAACTTAATGGTGGTTTCTAGTTCTTGATAACCACTCTTGAGTTCTTTTGCTCTATTTTCAACGTCTACAATCTTATTTAACCTAAACTCTTCTTCTATGTCTTGAGTACATGTAGGGCAGACCGTATTTTCAGTAAAGAACTTATGCTCTTTGGTAATAGTGCCTACTTTTTGAGAAAGTTTTCCTTTAAGATTGTTGAGTTTTACTAACTTATCTCTTGCTCCAGTAACATTTTCCTGTTCCTTAATGACCTTAAATACATCTTCTTCAAGGATAGAATTCTCTTTCATGTAGGCAAGAACTTCTGCATCCAAAGAATTAATTTTTTCTTGGTTGGCATTTATATTAGCATTTCCCCTTTCTTCAAGTTCACTAATAAAATTTTCTTGCATCCCAATCTTATCTTTAACATTATCTTTCTTCAGATCTAAGGATTTAGATTGGTCCCTCATTATCCTAAGTTTTTCTTTGACCAAATTATTCATCGCAGAGAAGATGCGAATGTCTAATAAATCTTCAATCACTTCACGGCGATTAGAAGTTGTGAGTTGCATAAAAGGCACAAAGGTGCTGCTACCTAAGATTACAATTTGTGTGAATGATTTATAATTTACCTTAAGAATACTCTCCTCAAGAATGCGTTGATTGGCACGATCATCTGCTTCCTTATGAAGAGGATTACCATTCACCTCAATGTCAAATACATTTGGTTTGATTCCACGACGAACCAGATAATCACGACTATTCACAGAAAACTCAATCTCAACCAAGCACTCTCTTTCGTTTGTGGTATTGATTAGTTGTGGTTTATTAATTTTGCGAAATGGTTTATTGAACAATACAAAAGTAAGTGCATCCAACATAGAACTTTTTCCCGCACCATTTGTTCCAATGATGAGGTTTGTATTGTATTGTTGAAAGTCAATCTCGGTCCAATTATTTCCAGTACTTAAAAAATTCTTGTACTTAATATTTTTAAAAGTTATCATTCTTGGGGGGAATCACAATGTCATCAGAAGTAATTACAGTATATTTGTAACTGTGTATTTTACAGGTTTTTATAGCAAGTTCATCATCAACCTCAATAACATCCATATCGGCATCTTCTTCTTCATGTAGCATCATAGCATAACGAACAGCATCATCTTCCTCCTCAAAAAGAAAAAGAACCTTATCACCATACTTATCTTGCACGGCATAAGCACCCTCATCTTTACTTTCTTTGAGAGTGAGGAGATACATTTTATTCTACCTCGCAAGCCTGTTTATAGAGTTCTTGAAAAATATTTTTAATAATATTTTTATCATACTGTGTTTCAGATTCATCAATATAACGACTTAGAATTGAAAGAGTATTTTCTTCCTCTCCTATTTCAAAATCTTCATTTTCTTGAATGTCAAAGTTTTCAATAATTTTTAAATCTTGGACACCAATAGAATACAATTTATCAATGAATTTTTCAAAATCTTTGGGTTTTGTTTTTTTACGAACAATAACTTTTACAATTTTGTTTTCGTATTCAGTTGCATTGAAGAGTTTGTGATTAGTATCCTCATAATAGATATTATAAAATAATTTATAAGGATTATTAACTGGAGTATGAGTGAGGGTATCCGTATCAAAGATATGAAATCCTCTTGTATCATTCACATCGTTCCAGAACATCTCATAAGGATTTCCTAGGTAGAAGATTTTTCCGTTGTCTGACCGTGTATGGTAGTGTCCCGAGAATACTTTGTCAAACTTGTCAAATAAGTCGCACGCCATACCATCTTCCATGACGTGTCCACGATGCGCTCTGAATCCGTTAAGTTCAAGGTGCCCCATCGCACATATGCTATCAGTAGTTTTGACAGCCTTGACAGTATCTTCAAAGTTTTCTGCATTGATCCAAGGAATAAGTAAAACTTTTAGTTTATCTAAAATTAATTCTGAAACTTCACTATAAGTTGTAATATTTGAATATGTTTGTAGGAGAAGTTCGGGAGAGTTTACATTATTGGTATTCTTATAATAGCAATCATGATTACCAATAATCATATGAACGTCATAGTTTTTGAGTCTCTCAAATACAACTCTCTTTGACCACTCAAGACTTTGATAATCAATTGACTTGCGACTATCAAAGGCATCACCCATATGAACCACAGTTGTGATTCCTTGCTCCTCTAAGGTCGGAAAGAACACATCATCATAGAACTTCTCAAAGTAGTCGTGAAGGTGCTTAGAACCCTTTCTAGCACCATAATGAGTATCTGTAATGATTGCTATTTTCATTTGGAATGATGTGGAGTATGCTCTCTGTCCATTGGTTTAGAAGACACGACTGGATCACGAGAAAGGTTTTTAATAACAATGAATGCTTCTTTGTTACATTTGCGAGTGCCAATAGGAGATTGCCACTTCCTATTATACTCCTCACCAACATCAATACCAGAAACTTGAGTGCCAGCCATCTCAACGACAATATCGTCAGATGCTTCCCATCCATATTTGTCAAAGAGATCTTTGAGTTCATCAACTTGACGTAACTCAAGATATCGCGAATAATCTTTCATAATTTTTTATCGGTTACGATATTGAATGTTATCTTTGATAGAGTTATACTCAGAATTATTACCTGAAAGTTCATTGTTATCAATAACCATGACTTCATCAAATCCTGTGCGTTCAATAATTTTTGTTTTAATTTCTAATTGCTTTTTCTCCTTTTGAATTCTTCTCAGGAAAGCATAGTGAATAATTTGAGTAAAATATGCAAAGGGATTTTGAGATTTCTCTGGATTGAAATTATGAATATATTGAACACAATTTTCAATACCATCGGAAATCATATCCTCACGGAACATGTAATTCACAAAGTTGGGTTTATATGAAAGATGAGTTGCGATCTTTAAAAAACATTCACCAAGATAATTAGGAATTCTAGGTTTGCCTTCCCATGCTCCAGACTTTGGTGGAATTTTATCATACTTCTCAATAAATTTTTCTCTTGCAATACCAACTTTGGTGCGATAGACAATCATTGCCTCTAGCAACTCTTTGTTATTTACGTAATGTTCCGGTTTTTTCTTAGGCATAGCATTGAGTTTCCTCGCCTTTATTAATATGTTGATAACATTATAGCATACTTTTGAAGCTTGACAAGATTAGTAATTACATGTAGACTAGGTTTGTCCCCGTTAAAGATAAGTTCTAGCTAGCTATTATTCAGGTGATTGATTCTCTTGAATTTCTCTATTGAATATATCTTCTAGATCCTTTCTTGCTTTTTCCACAGAAGATATATATCCCATTTTAGTAGATGGTTTAGTGTGGAAACTATCTGTATTCTCAAGATCAATATTTTCATCACCAGATTCTTCAACAAAGTCATTATAAATTCCAATTAGTTTTTCATCATTACTTTCTGTCATTGTAATAATTTTATCAGATTTAATTATAAAAATATCTTCATCAGATAAATCAATCCATTGTTTTATCTTGACATGTATTCCTGATTTATGATGGATCAATTTCATAATTACAGGATTTTGGAGAATAATTGTTGGGTCCTCTTCATCTTCAATTGAAATGAGAGAAAATATTTCTTCTCCTGATACTAGTTTTATTATTGAATAGAATTCTTCACCCATTAGTTTTTTAGCGGTATGTTTACAATATCATAATTAAAATTTTCTTCGTTATAAATTTTAATTCTTTCAATCAAGTGATTTAATGTATAATTTTTTCTGGACTTGTAACTGATATCATCGGCAATATCATATAGAGTTGCTTTTGTTTTTTTATCCCCTTTTCTGAGGACTCTCCCTATTGACTGTAAATTTCTAATTCTTGACTTAGATGGAGAAGCAAAAATGACGTTATGAAGGTTTTTAATATTAATTCCTGTGGAGAAAGTTCCATAAGATGCTACAATAATTGCACCAGTTTCTTTTTCGGTAATCTCTCTAACTTTCTCTCTGTCCTGAGTGGCAACACCACCATGAACAAAAAAGACATGACGATTTTCAATCAAGTTACTACTATTTATTAATTCATATAGTGGTTGACCATGACCTTCAACTCTTGCAAAAAGTATTAGAGTATTTCCTTTTAGATCAAGTGCCAGATTTTTAATAAATTTATTTCTTCGTTCATGACCTATGATATACTTAACTTCATCCTCATAAGTTTCAAATTTATTCGGTAAGTGCTTCAGTAGAATTACATTAATGTCTAGTTTGGCCAAATGCCCTTTACTCATTAATTCGTCAGTTTTAATAATTTTATATGAAGGACCAAACAATCCTTCCAAAACCCACTTATGAGTTTGAGATCCATCAAGAGTTCCGGTAAATCCAAATCTATATTTGGCATCAGCAAGTTTTGTCATTATAGATATTAATGACTTACTTTTGAACTGATGTGCTTCATCTCCAATAACCACATTAAATCTAGAGAAATACTGTCTTGGCAATTTGTAGATGGACTGCCAAGTTGTTATGATTACTTGAGAATCAGTTTCTCTTTCTTTTCCGGCATAGATTTTGTGACAATATGAACCTACATTCCACCCATAATCTTCAAAATCTTTATACATCTGCTCTACTAGCGAAGTCGTCGGAACAACTATCAAGATATTTTGTTGCTTCTCAACATAGTATCTCACGAGAGAATATATCATCAAAGACTTTCCAGAAGCAGTTGGAGATATCAGCAACTTACGATTATGTCTTAAGGCGTCGTATACACCTTCTATCTGGTAGTCTCTAGGTTTATATTTTGATATTGCAGTTACATAATCTTTGACACCTTCTTTAGATATGCCATCATTAATTTCAAATGGCAATCCGTAATACTTATTATCCTTAAATTCGTAAGTGTATCCGTGATCTTTGCAGAATTGAACGATGCGATCTAAAAGACCAATATATATTTCCTTAGTCTGAATATTAAATAAACGAATTTTTCCATCCCAATATTTCTTCTTATACGATGGAGAAAATTGAGCACCAGGTACTTCAAATGTAAATTGATCTGCTAATTCGTAATGAATATGAATCTCAGAATCAACATGAAGATATACTTCATTCTTCTTTGATATAATCAAATGTGACATTCATCTAGATCAATATAAAAATATTTATAGACCTTAATTGAATCCAGATTGGAACTTATGCCATTCAATTGCGTTTTTAATTTGAAAGGTTCTATTGGAAACTGTTTTAATAATTTCTTCTAAAAACTTAAGTGTGGTATCATAATATCTAATTTTAAGATCAAACTTAGTTAATTTTTCATCTGCTTCAATATATCTTTGAATAGCATCTTTTTCTCTTACTTTATATGGAAATGGATCTTCGGCATACACTTCTGCTGGTGCTTTCCCGGTATAGTAATTATATCTTTCTAACTTTACTTTGTTGTAAGAGTCTCTTGCTCTTTCTCTCAACAGAGTAATTGTATTGTAGATGGTATAATATTTACAATGTAATTGAGGAATTTTTAAACTTTCATCGTGAAGATTGTCTGGATCAATGACCGAATCATTTTCCCACATTAATTGAATTTTATCAAGATCCATAATAAAAAAAATAATTGCTTACAACGGTGTTCTTCCGTCTGCTCCTAGTATATCATATATCGTATACTTAAATGTGACATCTGCCGTAAAATATTGGATGTCTGCTTCTGACGCATCAAATTCCAAAGATGAAAGAGAAACCGGAAACAAATCTCTAAATTTTACAATAGCAACATCTCTATAATTACTATTCAAAATATGAAGACTTGCATCACTAAACTGTTGATCTAGTGCTCCTTCACCCGAAATTTCATCAGTTGTTAAAGTTTTAAACTGTTGAGTAGTTTCTGGAAATCCAAGTCCAGTCAACCAGTTGTGCATCTTCATATAATTTTCAAGATTTTCATCAACTAAAAATCTCAAAGAAAAATCACCATAAGTTAATTTCTCTCCAGGGATATCAATGTCCTTGAGATATGTTGGTTGAATAGAATTCCCTAGTGTTATTTCAGGTATTCTTGCCGAGTTGCAGAAAAAAGAAACTTTGGGTTCTTTTGCTAAAGTAAATTTAAACCCAACAGGTGCTAAAAAATTCCTGTTTTGGATTTGATTGTCAAATGCTGTTGCCATTATTATCCTCCATTACCACCGCCACCATTTCCGCCACCGTTGCCTCCACCATTACCATTTCCACCATTGCCGTTACCATTGCCATTACTTTCGCTATCACTATTATCGTCTACTGAATGTCCGTTTTCTTTACGGAGATATCCGGCAGGACCCACCATCTTATATCCTTTTGGAATTTGCTTGCATTTTTTATCTGTATAACAATAGTATTGGCCTAAGGGACATCTCTTTGATGCTGCTTCCTCAATAAACTTATTAAAATCTTTCATTAGTCAATAATCAAAGAATACCACTGTTCACTCATACCCATGATGATATTATTTGCAGACTCTTCATCTTGAGCATAACCTTCATCAATCAAATGCTGCACAAGTGTAGCATGACGGTTTAGTGCTTCTTTATGCTCTCTTGGTGTAGATTTCATCTCAGGATTGCTTTTATCTATATTTAGACAAAAAAAGACCCCCTTGCGGAGGTCTGATGAACTTTGTGTATCCGATGGATCACATAAGGTTTTGAACCTTAACGCGACGATAGTAGCGGTTAGAGTTACGGGCGATAACACCAGGGTTATCAAGAGAAGCACCACGAGCAAAGGGATTGGCGACCATGCCGTAGCGAGTCTTGAATCCGATTTTGGGCTGGAAGGTGTTCTCGCCAACTGCACGAACCATCTGAAGAGGAACGTATGGGCAGTAGAATAGACCTGCGTCATAAGGTGAAGTACCCTTATAACCAACAACGTAGTACTGGTTAGCAGAAACGTTAGCAGCGTAAGGATCGATATAGACCTTATACTTGCCTTGAAGAACACCAGCAAAGGTGTTGCCGGAGTCATCAACGTTAAGATTAGCGTTGAGTGCAGGGGCGTAATCAAGAACACCTGCCATGGTGAGTGCAGAAGCAACGTCAGCAGAGCAGAGGATCATATTACCCTTTCCTCTACGAGTTTGCTGCGCGATAGCGTTAGCATCTCTTTCCATCTGGAAGATGAGACCCTTGAACTTCTCAACAGACCAACGTCCGTTAGAGTCAATGTCAAGGTCGAAAGTACCACCGGTTGCAACATTAGCCTGAGCACCAGGAACAGCAACGTTATAGATGGTTCTGATGACTTCGCGGTTGATTTCAGCAAGAATCTCTGTGGAGAGAATGTTTGCTAATTCCGCTTCGGCATTCAGACCATGAATTGCTTTCAAGTCCTGAGCGAGTTCAAGTGAATACTCAGCTTTCAGAGCGCGTGACTTGGCAGTAACGGTAACTTTCTCAATCGAGAAAGCCATCTCGTTGAACTCATTACTCGTGCCATCACCCAATGCTTCAGCATTCTGGGTGGACATTCCGTTACCTACGTTGTAGGTTTCCTGATCGCCAACTGCAGGGAATGTACCGTCAAGAGCACCAGGGTTGGTTCCCTTCTGGTTGGTAGTACCCAAACCAACAGCAACCTGAGTCATTCCGGCTGTGCGGTCGAAGTTGTTATTCTGACCAGAGAATGCAGAATCTGCTTCGTTGTAGAATGCCTCTTCGCCGCCTTGTCCGGCATAGCGAGAGCGCATTGCGAAGATCAGTCCAGTAGGACCGTTCATCGGTTGAACGCCAGCCAGGTCATAAGCGACCAGGTTAGGCATGGAGCGTCTGATCAGGGAGATCAGAACGGGGTCGAAATTACTGATTGCTCCAGTACCACCAGTAGTGGAGTTAGTAGGAGCTGCTTCTCCGAGGAATTGAGCTTCCTCTCTAAGCATTTTTTCTTGGTTCTCCAGAAGAACTGAGGTAACCATTCTCTTATGAGGATCTTGGATTTCTCCGAGACCGTCATGATTAAGGATTGGTGCCCACTTCTCCTGCAGTTGTTCGGCATTGAACATTTGCATTTGAATTTTGCCTCTTAAATTTTTTTGTTTTGTTTGTTTTTAATAATTTAAAAAATCACTTTTTCGAAACTCTATTCAGAGTCTGAAGATATGATTCCATCAGACCAGATACTTCTGGTTGATGTCCTCCCTCTGCACCTTCAGAAATATTTTCTGAATGGTTTCTTTGTGCGCTGGGGTTAGTAGAGAAATAAGAATCTCTCAACGTTGCCAGTTTTTCACGATAGTTAGATTCACTTTCAAACTCAACATTTTCAGCAAGAGAAGCGAGTTTTTCCTTTTGGGAGAGAGCAAGACCCTCTGATACGTCCGCAAGGATTACATCGGCAACCGATTCTGATAATCTTTTATTTAGAGCAACGTTCTTATTGATTTGCTCATTGAGTTTATCTTCCATTTCATCAAGTTTTTCTACCATACTATGAATTACATCATATTTTTCTTCAGGGATTGTTACATAATGATCTTCAAAAAGTCCTCTCATTCCAGTGAGGAATGATTCGGTCATTTCGGTCTTAAGACCGTGCTCAACTGCGAGTTGGTTTTCAGAAATCCACTCGTCAGCAACATATTCAAGATAAGCGTCGGTACGCTCGGAAAGTTCTGCCTTAACAGCAGCAACTTCCTCTACAAGAGATTTCTCATACTCGGACTTCATCTCTTCTTTGATTTCTGCAATCTTAGTTCTAATTGCTGCTTCAAAGATGGTGCGTGCCTTTTCTTGGAACTCTTCGGAAAGTTCTTCGCCAGAAATTAAAGCATTGATGTCTTCTTCAACATCAATTACTTCTTCTGATTCTTCAGTAGTTTCGGCAACAACTTCCTCTTCAGTGGTCTCTTCTTCGGAGACTACTTCTTCTTCGGTTGTTTCCTCTTCGGATACAATTTCTTGATCCTCTTCTACTTCTACTTCAGCTTCCTCTTCCTTCATGCCCTTTGCAGTTTCCGCAGGTTTAGCACCTTTGTTTACAACATCTCTGACTTGTTTTAGAGATGCACCAGGAGTGGCGAGTTTGTTAGAATCGTCATCGGGTCTAGAGTTTTCTGGGGTCGGCCCACCTAGATCCTCATACGTAGCAGGAGTACCACCTGTGGTTAACTTCTGCATTGGTTCTCCAGGCGCAGCGTTTTTAGTTACTACGTTTTCCATTTCTTGTAAATTGCTACCAACGGACATTTGATTAGACATGATTGTATTAATCTATATTTATTTATAATTTAAAGATTTGAGAGGAAATTATTAAATAATTCCAACTTATGTTCCTCAAGTCTTTTTTCAACGACAAGAGTATTAATTCTTTGTTGTGTTCTTTTTGCAAGTTGTTCGCGAAGAATTCCTCCTTCCCAAATCCACTCTTTTCCTTCCATAATTCCAGAAACAAAAGCATCGGGAGCAGAAGGGTCGGCAACGATATCAGCAGCAGTTGCCAACATGAAATCTTCGCCTACAACTTTGACACCATTAGTATCTTCTTTAATGGAACCAATACCACGAGAAGAGACGCCAAGCATCACACCTTCATCAAGAAGTGATTTTGCAATCTTACCCATCGGAGTATCAAGCAGTTGTGCTTTACCTACAAAATTATTTCCTTCCTGACGGAGAGAAACAATCTTATGGGAAACACGATCTAGATTGACGGTAGGACCATCGGGGTGTCCAAGTTCTCCAAGAGCACGTCCTTTATTGACGAATGATTCGTTATATCTTCCAACTTCTTTTGCAAGAGTTGAAACAGGATACATTCTTCCATTGCGATTCTTAATTTCGCCTTGGAGGAAAGTTCCCTCAATATACATCTTTTTACTAGAACCTTTGCCTTCGGTGACAAATTTGACGCTAGAAATTTCTTCCGTGATTAGTTTCATTAAGCTACTCCAGTGATTTGTACTTGCTGGACATATACCGCCGAAGCAGTTCCAACTGCTGCTACTTGGAAAACATCTCTCAGTTCACCTTCCTTAATAGTAACTGGTCCCTGAGCAGAAGTATCATGTGCAAGAGTCAATCTTGTGCTGAAGAATCCGGGATCACCATTAGAATTACTACTGAAAGAACCATTAAGAACTGAAAGAACTGTCAGTCCAATTCCGGCCGCGCTGATGCCGCCATTAATACCGGTAGGAACAATTCCAGTCAGTTGAACTTTATCTCCAACTTCGAATGGACTTCCAGTTCCTGCAGGAAAATCAATAATTGTAGTAGTGCCAGTTGTGACACCAACGACTTTTTGTGACCTTGGTCTTCCAATACTCAGTGTTGCTGAAGTACCTGTTGGAATATAATAGTCAAATCTTGAAGAAGTAGGATCAGTCCCAGTTACAACATGTGCATCTCCACCAAAAGCAGTTATTCTAACAGTATCGGTAAAATGAGTCATGATACCAGATGTTGCTGTTGTTGCAGAAGCAGCAAAAGATACTCCGCTTCCTACCGGTTTATGTGCCATTATTCTTGATCCTCAGATGATGATTGGTCTTCAGGTTCTACTTCACCGAACATAGAAGATGCAACTTCTGGTTTGAAACTATCAATCCTTTCAGTTGCTTTTGTGTATAAAAGATCTTTAATTTTATCACTAACTTCTGCTGCTGACGAATCAACAGCAATCAAATCTACAATTTCTTCCATAAAAATTAATATAAGTCCTATTCAGTTATTTATATCTCTGCTTTTTTAGTATCTTTTTGCATCTCTGCATCAGTGATACCACCATCAATTTCTGGTTCCATTGGGACATCGCCCATTGCTCCAATATCCCCACCTTCTGCAGGTAATGGTTCTCCTGTTATAGGATCAATAGCATTGGGGTCTGGAATAATTCCATCTTCAATTTCTTTTTGAATCTGTTCATCAATTTCAATAATTTC